ATGGTGATTCGTGGCCATGACGGTAGCATAACTCCGGCATTTGGTGATTTTAGAGACGACTACTTATTAGAATTAGAACTTAGAATCTTTAATAATATAAAAAGTGATTATTCAAAGAATAAAATTGATTTGTATGATGTCATTCCAGGCCGCTTTAGAGCAAATGAATATTCTTTAGATGAATATAATTCAGTATTGGCACAGACATTTTTGGCTTGGGCAGGTACTAATAAATTAAATTACACTGATAATACCAGTTACGATAGTAGTAACCCATGGACATGGAATTACAGTAAAATACCCGATGTAGTTGACAAAACATATCTGCAAGGGTCTTGGAGAGCAATTTATAATTATTGGTTCGACACTGATACACCAAATATAACCCCATGGGTCATGTTGGGATTTAGCAGTCAACCAAGTTGGTGGGAAAATCGTTATGGTCCTGCACCTTATACCAGTGGAAATGAATTATTATGGGAAGATTTGGCTGCCGGTTATATTTGGAACGACGGAACTCCCTATACTGATGCACGCTTTATTAGACCTAATTTAGTTAATTATATTCCTGTTGATTCGGCTGGCAATTTAAAATCTCCTGACACTATACCATTGGTAGCAGTGCACGATAATAGTAATACTGGTTTAAGTTTTACTATCGGAGAACAAGGGCCAGTTGAAACTGCTTGGCGCCGCAGCAGTGATTATCCATTCTCTTTACAACTAGCAGTTGCGCTATTAAAGCCAGCCGAATATTTTAGTACTAAAATTGATAATTCAAGATTTTACACTAATACTGCTACTGGACAGTTTTCAACTGCACAAAATCAAAAAATTAATCCGTCATTGATAGTAGTAAATGGCGATACAACAACTGGGTCTGTACGTAGAGCCAGCGGGTATTTAAATTGGATAGCCGACAGTATTAAAAACTTAGGTATTGATCCAGTTACAAAAATTAACAGTTACCTATCTAATTTTTTAGTTAAACTAAATTATAAAGTTGGCGGATTCACTGACAAATCGCTGATAACAGTATCTGCCGAACAGACTACTCCGTCATCGACCAACGCCAGTGTAATCATTCCTGATACAAATTATCAATTGTATCTAAATAAATCGGTTCCAGTTGCACAAGTAACATATAGCGCAGTGATTGTGGAAAAAAGTAACAATGGATTCACAGTCACTGGCTATAATACCAACAATCCATTTTTTACAATACTTCCCAGCATTGTAGATAATCGCACTACTGCAATTACGGTAGGTAATTCTACAGTACAAGTATATCAAAATTCAGATTCAACTCCAATGATGATCCCATATGGGACTGAATTTACATCTGTACAACAAACAGTCGACTTTTTAGTCAGTTACGAAAGATTCTTAGTTCAACAAGGTTTTGTGTTTAATGTTCAAAGCAGTGATCTACAACAAACCCAGAACTGGTTATTAAGTGTACAAGAGTTTGCATATTGGGCACAACAAGGTTGGGGTATTGGTAATATTTTAGTATTAAATCCAATTACCAATCAATTGACTCTTAATACAAAAGGCACAGTAGTTGATGAAATTACAAACTTGTCAAATCAAGGTAAAGTATTAGATCAAAATTTTGCACCAATTAAAAATAATAATTTTAATGTAGTTAGATTTGAAAATGCTGTAAACGGAAATACTTTTCAAATTACGGCTGTAAATAATGCCAATATTTGTTTTGCTGAATTTTACTTAGTTCAATTTGAGCATGTTGTAATATTTGATAATGTAAGCCAATTTGGTGATATACTGTATGTGCCCAGTCAAGGCACACGTCAATATCGATTAAAATTGGCCGGATCTAAATCAGGATTTTGGTCAGGCGCCCTTACCGCTGCAGGATATGTGTATAACACCCCTTACATACCAAGTTGGAAAACTGGCACTGATTATCGCACTGGCGACATTGTATTGTATAACGGCTTTTACTATACCGCCACACAAAATATAGTTGCAAGCCAAACATTTAATCGTGTGCTTTGGACGCAAATTGACAAGAGCGCTATCAAAACTGGATTGCTTCCTAGCTTTGGATTGAACGCAGATGAGTTTATTAATTTTTATGATATAGATAAACCACCTACTAACGAACAATTCCAAGAATACAGTGCCGGATTAATTGGGTTCAGACAAAGACAATATTTGACTGATCTTGGGGTAAGTTTGCCCACACAGACTAAATTCTATCAAGGATTTATTAAAGAAAAAGGTTCTTTAAATTCTATTACTGCACTAACAAATGCCAGCTTTAATAACGTATCTGGTAATATCAGTGTGTATGAAGAATGGGCCTTTAAGGTTGGGTCATATGGCGGTGTTAATAGCGAAGTATTTAAAGAATTTATTTTACACCAAAGTGTCTTTAATACCAATCCAGTTGCACTGACATCTAGTAATTTTTATAGCACCGGTAACGCCATTGTAAATTTAAATGGAAACGCAATGTCTATGGACATTAACGGAAATTTAAATTCTAATGTATACAATACCAGTAATTTGTACACTACCACAACATCAATTTACTTAGATCGTGTAACCGACAATTATAGCACTGACTTGCCCGGCACTGGATATATCAATGCAAATGATGTTGACTATCAAATCTTTGACGTTAACAATTTTACTGCCAATGTTGCTCATATAGGAATTGGCGATAAAATTTGGATAGCTAAAAATGCCACTAGCGATTGGGGAATTTATCGTGTGTCAGAGACTGACGTAAAAGCCATTAGAATTACTTATGGCTTAGACAGTTATGCTGCAATAACATTTGATAAGCCTTACAATTTTGCCAAAGGCGATACAGTAATAATAAAATACTTTGGTGGTGCAACTGATTACCAAGGTAGTTATAGTGTTGATGGCGCATATACAGTATATGCAGCACCAAGCCCAGTGGAGGTGATAATTCAAATCACTGATCCTGCTTTATTGAAATATATAATCAGAGTAGTAACTCAGAATGGTAATGGTACAGTTTATGCAGTATCTTCTAGTAGAATTCCTACTATTAATTCATTGAGCACAATTTATCCTGTTAGTGGGTGGATTGAAAATGATCGAGTATGGGTAGATTCAGCAACCTCTGCTGGCTGGGGAGTATACACTTATAATAGTCCTTGGTTAAGCAATGCAATTACAAAAATAACTGCAAATACGGTTACAAACAAGTCTGCATTTGGTTCTAGTGTAAAATCTAGTTCAAGCCAGCAATACCTTTACGTTGGTAGTCCTGGCGCACGCCAAGTACAAGTTTTTGCAAATGTAAACAATAACTACAATGCAGCAACAACAATTGTGTCAACTGACAACAAATTTGGTACTGCAATTGATTCACACGGCACAACATTGGCTATTGCGTCAAATGCAAATGTATACATTTACAGCATTGATGGTACTACAGTAGCAAACACTATTAGATCTGCTAATGTAACAAATATTTCTAGTATTTCTTTAAGTTGGGATCAGCACTGGTTGTATGTGGGCGATAGCACCAACAACATTGTTGAAGCATGGTATACTGCAAATACTACAACACCTGCTTATACTTGGCAAAACAAAATTACTAATACTGGATCTTTTGGTGCAGTAGTAAAAACAAACAACAACGGTAACATACTAATTGTAAGTGCACCGTCAGTCACTACAGTATCACCACGTGCTGGTAATGTAACTGTATATTCAGTTTATTCGTCCAATAGTGCAATAGTTCGTAACTATACAATCACCAGTAGTTTCCATAATGATTCTGCAGGATTTGGATCTGCATTTGATGTTGACGGTAATTTTGGCAACATATACATCAGTAGCCCTGGCTCTACTAGTTCAGGTTACCCCAATGGTGTAGTTGAAAGATTCACTGCTAATGCTACCACTGGTAATTTGGCAGCAGGCACTCATCAAGTTATTGCTCATCCTAAAAATGAACCTGGTAACTTTGGCTCTGCGATTCGTGTAAGTCAAGATGGTAATTTGTTGGCAGTAGGCAGTCAAGGTAGCCCTAGCCGTGAAACAACTACATTCGATAATACTGCGTTAACAATTGATTCTGCAACTACAAAATTCATTGACGAAATTTTAAACAGTGGTGCAGTATACTTGTTTGAGCCAATTATAAATCAAACAATTACAAATGATTTAGGTCAGTACTCGTTTACACAAGAATTAGAAACTCAAGTGCATGCTGGTGATGTATACGGGTCAGCAATCGAAGTCAAATCAAATTTAATGATAATTGGTGCACCGGGATCAATAAGTTCATCTGGCGTAGCTTACATTGCCAAGAAAAATAATTATTTTAAGACATGGAATTTAACAAGAAGCCAAAGTCCAGTTGTTGATATTGACAGTATCAGCAGAACATTTATATATGATAAAGTTGATAACAACATATTAGCAGCCTTAGATTATATTGATCCCAATAAAGGCAAAGTATTACAAATTGCCGATGCTGATATTGATTTTAAACGTGTTCAAGATCCTGCTTACTATAATCAAGGGTCCGGTGCAATTTATTCTGACTTTGCTTGGGGGCCCGAACAAGTTGGTAAAATATGGTGGAACTTGGATACTGTGCGCTTTGTAAGTTATGAACAAGACGATCTAACTTATCGATTAACTAATTGGGGTAAATTATTCCCTGGCAGTAGCATTGACGTTTATGAATGGGTAGAAAGCACTGACTTGCCTAGCAAGTACGATACCGCCAATGGAACGCCGTTGCACGCAGACAATTCTGCTTATTGCACATATGGATATATTGATACTGCTGGTAATGTTCGAGTAAAATATTATTTCTGGGTTAAAAACAGAAACATAGTTAATGTTGCGGCCGGAAAAAGAAGCAGTACATATAGTATAGCAACAGCAATTGAAAATCCACAAAGCCAGGGTATACCTTATGCAGAAGTACTAAGAAACGATACAGTTGCTTTATATAACATTGGCGGAGTTTTACGTGGACAAAATAGTGTTCTACAACTTGGTAGTACAATTGGTAAAACAAATATTGTTCACAGTGAATACGCATTGGTACAAGAAGGCAACCCGCAAAGTCAAATACCATCAGCGTTGCTAGACAAGTTAATTGACAGTTTATCTGGAGTAGATGCGCTTGGTAACGTAGTACCTGATTCATTACTGCCAGTAAGTCAACGTTATGGCACTAGTGTTAGACCAAGACAAACTATGGTAATTAATCGTAGTCTTGCTATGTATAATTACTTGAGTTTAGTTAATCCTTTCCTATTATCCTACCCAGTTGTAGAACGTAAAGTGTTAACGATCTTGAACAGTGAAGAGCCAATTCCAAACGTTGCGGCCGGTATCTATAATCTTACAATTGCTACTCGAGAAGAACTTGCTTATGTGCAAACTACCGACAACAGTGGTAATTTATTGCCGGCGTTTGCATCTGCAGGATATACAGTTTTGGTATTGTCAGATGACACACAAAATACTAAATGGACATTGTACACATGGAGCGGGTCAGCATGGCAACTAGTTCGAGTTCAAAGTTATAAAACAAATTTATATTGGAGCTATGCTGACTGGTATAACGGTACATTTGACGCTACTTCGACTCCTGATGTTACAGTTGCAAATTCTTTAGATTTAGGAAAATTAACATTAGTAGCAGGACAGTATATTAAAGTGTCCGACGCCGGTAATGGTAAATTTGCTATATACTATGTTGATGATTCTTTGTTGTTGAGCCTAGTAGGGATTGAGTCCGGCACTATTCAAATCAATACTACCACAATTCCAAGTCTTGAATTAAGACAAATACTGTTAGCTATGCAAGAAAATATCTTCATTGATGATCTTTCTAGCGAGCTAAACAAAATATTTTTCACAACAATCAAATACATTTTAACTGAGCAAAAAAATGTCGATTGGATGTTTAAAACTAGTTTCTTAAGTGCAACACAAAACATTCGAAAACTCGAAGAGTTCCCATCATACATTCCTGACAATCAAAACTTCTATTTAGATTATATAACTGAAGTTAAACCTTATAGATCTATTATTCGTGAGTTTATTGTAGATTACCAAAAAAATGATGAATTTGGCGGTGATGTGACTGATTTTGACTTACCTGCATACTGGGATTCAACACAGTCAGTTTATCGTAGTCCCAGTGGTGAGCAATCATATGATGCTAATTTGTTAAGTCAAAGCGGCGGCGTCTATTCGCAATGGTATAACAATTACACCTACGGTGTAGTGGATATTATAATTGAGAATCCCGGTAGTGGATACACTATTGCGCCACAAGTTATTATAACTGGCGGTGGCGGCTCGGGTGCTGCAGGGGTGGCATTATTAAATTCTGACGGTACTATTGCTGGAGTATCTATTACTACTCCTGGTACTGGATATACTTCAAATCCTAAAATATTATTTAACGGCACAGGAGCTGGCGCTAGTGCGTACCCAGTACTTCGCAATGTGTTTACTGATAATAACACCGGACATAATCTAGTTAGAAGTATTGCGACTACTATTAAATTTGATCGTACAACATACACAAATTCAAATACTTTTGTATTTTGGAGCAACTTAACTTCAGCAAATGTTGGGCAAACAATATCAGCAAATACAATAATAGTGTTAAATGACAATTTGTATACATTAAACAATACAATTGTAGTTGATTCAAGTATTGATTTCCCAATTGGAAATGTAACACAAATAGCTGCCAGTGATTTTGATAATGCTAATGATCGTATAGTTGCGTATAACGGTTCTGTGCGTCTTGGTAGTGTCTTTAATGGAATTGACTATCCCGGAGTTATTGTTGATGGAAATACTTTTGTTGGCAGTAGCGTAGATAGTAACATACAAAATTACTATACAAATGATGTTGGCGTAAATCCCGGAGATTTAATAATTGATGGTGGCATGTATGTAGATACATTTAGTAGTCACGCACCAGAAGAATTAGTACCTGGTAGAATGTACGATACTTTAAATATGGAAGTACGTGATACTAACCGACTTGGCTATCGAGTATTTGATAATATGAACGCCAATGTAAGTTACTACAGGATTAGTGGATCTGCAAGTACTACGTTAAGTGCAAATTTAAATTTAACAGACACATTTATTCAAGTCACTAATGCTGCGGCGTTACCAAACCCCAACAGAGAATTTATTATTCCTGGGGTAGTGTTTATTAATGGTGAGAAAATAACTTACTGGAGAAATTATGCCCATGAAA